CCGATGTCCAATCTCCAGCTGATAGCGCAGCTTCATACATCTTTTGGTAATACCCTGATTCAGTTCCGCCAGCCGCAATGAAATTCATTTGATCTATAGCTTGATTTATTGCATCAATCTGACTGTTAACATGGGCCATAGCTTGAGCCATGTCGTTTAATTCCTTGGCTAATTTATCAACCCTTATTTGCCTGGCAGCATCGTCTAACCTATTGAATGCATCTGCTAAGGCATCAAAGTCTCTCATCAAGTCTTCAACAGAAACACCTAATGTATCAGCAAGTGCTTTCAGATCACTTTCTGACATATTACCGAATGCTTGAGCCCAGGCATCCATCATTCCTCGTGTTATATCCTCAGGCAGGCCATATTTCTCCTGCATCTTACCAATGGTATGCTCATCACCTTTACCAAGAAGTTTAGCTTGCCATTCGGCAATGTTTTCAGAAAGTCTTTTAGCAGCATCGTCTAACCTATTGAATGCATCTGCTAAGGCATCGAAGTCTCTCATCAAATCTTCAACAGAAACACCAAGTGTATCAGCAAGTGCTTTCAGATCCGCCTCCGACATGTTACCGAATGCTTGTGCCCAAGCATCCATCATTCCTCGGGTAATATCCTCAGGTAAGTCATATTTCTCCTGCATCTTACCAATGGTATGCTCATCACCTTTACCAAGAAGTTTAGCTTGCCATTCGGCAATGTTTTCAGAAAGTCTTTTAGCAGCATCGATGGCACCTGCAAGATCCAAGATATCATCTGCCAACTGTTCCGCAGTTACCCCAAATAATGCCGCCATAGCTGCTATTTCTTCTGCCGGAGCATTTTTAAACCAGTCAATAATTGATTGCATCCAATCTCCAGTCATATCCTTTGGATCTATGCCATATCTGTCAGCGATATCCTGCATAGCACCTTGTTCCGTTGTGCCACTTAATTTACGTTGTGCCTCTATAATTGATTGGATACCCTCTTCAACAGCATCATAATACTCATCACTTGCGCCGGCTAATAACAATAGCGCTGCATATAGTTTCTGTCCTTCCTCAGTTGTTAGATCTATACCCTCAAGCAGATCCTTGAAAGCATCTCTTGTAGTGGGAAAATCTATGTCTAAATTTTTAAACGCTTCCGCTAAACTATCCTTTATAAATGCGAACTTTTCAGCATCAGACAGGAAACCTTCAAAATATGCCTCTGCCGCTTCGAGCAACTTCTCCATGCCACCCGCGAATTCAATTACGGCCTGACTTGCTGCGATAGTTTGTTCCGCGACCGTGCCCACCGATTCTCCGAAAAGCCCTGCTGCATCAGTAACCGCCACAAATGCTTGCCCGGTCATGTCAAGGACAGCCAGAAATATCTCTTTTTCCATCACAAGTCTGACAGCAGTTTCATACAAACCTTCATCTATTTTCTGGTATTTTTTGATAATATCGCCAAATAAATCTTCTGCCATCTTATCAGTAAGGTTTGAAAAGAAAGCAGAGACAGCTTCGTTTACCTGATCAGCATCCATGCCTTTCAGGTTAAGTTTCATTTGTGGTAGGATATAATCATAAACCTTTTGTGCATCCACCCCCAATCCTTCAGCAAGAGCCACAAATGACTCTCCAATATTTTTGAAAATCTTTGTGAGCAATCTAATAGCATCCTCATCAAGTTCAGCGTATTCCGTCCAGTATTCGTCTTTATCGCTACTGAACCACCCGCCTTCTGTGTGCTTATGTAGATCAGCAAATATCTTTGCTAAAACATCGCCCCCCTTCATGATATCGCCAAGAACCTGCTCATCAATTTGTATCCCGGCACGAAGTGCTTCAACATACCCACCACCACCGAATATCGTGCCCACCAACCAACTTATAAGACCATTTATGAATTTAGTTAACCATCCGCTCAACAAAGGATCTAAAATCATAAATATCTTGTTTATAATATCGTGGAATTTCTCGGAGAACGCTTCCATAGGACCAATAAAATCATACTCCGGAGTTTGAATCGTGCCAAAATCCCCACCAACTCCTTTTATTAACCCAGTTACAAGCCCGATAATGTTTTGGTTTAGGTCTTGAATAGCATTGTAGATATCCATGAGGGCCGCATATTCCAGGGCGTGGGCATCTTCCAGCATATCAAAAGAGTTTTCAATTGACTCGCTGGCTGTTCCTGCTTCTGCTCCGAGAACCGTACTGGGAGGTAACACGGCAGGAGCGCTGCCTCCTCCACCTCCTCCACCACTGAAGGCTATACCGGCGATACTAAGAATACCGGCCATAACAGCTACCATAGCAGCTATCCTGGCAAATGCTGTATAAGGATCACCTGTGCCTTGATTTACGACAGCCCCCACAGCTATCATGAGATTTTTTTGCATGTTGATTCCAATTTCAGCAATGGCAAAGGCCATTTCAGCATAGTGCATTGCCTCGCGCTCTTTAGAACCTTCTGCAAATAACATCTTAGTTGTTCCGAACAGTTGGCGATACGCGGAAAGCTGACTCTTAATCATTTCCATTTCAACGTCGCCGATCTTCTCAAGGGCTTTGGTTCTTTCCTCAATATCCTCAATATTGTTGGCCTCTTCCCTGGCCTTTGTAAGTTCCTCCTGTATTTCAGCCTGTTTTTCATACATCTCAAATAATTCTTGCATGGAAATAACAGCATTGTTGATGCCCTCTGAAAGTGAATCCCCGAAGGACTGGCCGCTGAATGACGAGCTTGCTCGATCCTCTAAATCATCTAACACCCCTGTTAATTCCTTGAGCTTATCCATACCATTTACAGTAACGTCTATTTCAAAGTCTCCTTGCAAACCCAGGAAATCGCCCATATCTATAAAGCTATTCTCGGTTACTTTTTTCAATTCTTCGTTAAATTTTGCTGTTTGGCGGGTTACATCATCAAGATTCATTTCCCAGTCAATCCAGTTGAGTCCATTTAAGTACTCCATGAATTTTGCATAGGTTTCATTTGCTTTTATTTGCTCTTTTGTGAGTTTGACTGTTTTGTCTGTAACGTTTGGTATTATTTCAGCTACATTTTCATATCCCTCAAACATACCATCAAATGCTTCTTTCGTGACTTCCGCGGTTTCAACAAGGTTCGCCCTAACTCCAGCATAAGAGGCATCTAAAGCTAAAATCCCTTGAGTAACTGCCACAAGTGCTTCCTGGGTAGCTTGAAGTTCTTTTCGGATCTTCTTTTCCGATGCTTCCCCTACATTCGCCCATAATTTGAATTTGAGGGTCATCTCTTCAATAGACAGCCATGCCTTCTGAGTGGCTAACCATCCCCTTGAAAGACCTCTAAATGCGTCTATCATGTACCCAACCGCAGCGGCCATTGTTCTGAAATCCTCAACAATATTATCTTTATTTGCATCTAACCATTCAGTTAAACTTTCCAGACCGTGCTTCATATCAGGGACTAACTCCGTGATAAATTCAATCATGAAATCTTTAATGGTATTATCGAACGTATCCTTAATTCCTGCCCATGTTGATTCCCATTCTTTCCATTTTTCGTCTAATGATACCCCCTCATCTTTCATTAGCTTTATTTTATCAGTAACAGTTTCAAAGTTATCTTTCATTAAAGCAAGAAATCCAAGGGTAGCTTCTTTCCTTCCAAACAACTTACTAAGCATGGTTGTAGAACCTTGGGTTGCCTCTGCTATTTTCCTCAATACTCCTACAAACCCAAGATCCGCAATAGCTTTTTGTGCCCCTCCATATTCTTCAAGCAGGTTTGTCATTTCTGGGGTGCTTTTCATTAAAGCAGTAAGTACAGATCGGTATTGGGTTGCAGCGTCAGATGTGGTTCCGGCAAACTTTGTTACCTGTGCTAAGGCTCCGCCCAATTCATACTGGGATATCCCCAAGGCATGTGATAGGGTTGTAAGTTTACCAATCTCAGGTATGAGTTCTAAAACAGTTGTCTTGCCCATTTTTTCAATAGTGAACAATAATTCAGCAGCATCGGCGGCAGATTTCACTTGCCCTTCGTAAGCATCGACTATACTCGTAAGACCCTTAACGACTGCGCCTTGTTCTATATGTGCTATTTTGGCTGTTTTAGAAGCCGTTGCGAGGAATTCAAGCTGATTGGCTGTACCCTTTACCTCCGCCGAAATCACTTGGTAGTAACCTTTCATTAATTCAGTAGCAGAGCCAAGGTTCTTAGGCATTGACATGATATCTTCTCGGATCTTTGAAAATTCCCGATCCGTTACCCTGCCCATATCTATAAGCGATGTTTCAAAATGTTCAAACTCTTTTTCAGACGCTCGTATGGCTCTCTGTATTGCATACAAAGCAACCGTTGCGCCTATAGCATAGGCTTTCCAATGCGAACCCATTTTCGTTAGCATGGATTTATGTCGGCCATACTGTTGTTCATTTATTTGCTTGATTTTTGCGGCTTTGGCTTTCTCCGCCCGGACAATATCATCGGTGGTAACTTTGCTGCTTCTTTTGATGGCCTCGAAGGATTGCTTGGCCTGGTTACGCATCAAGTCGAAAGTAGCCCCTGATTTTATCCCCAAATTTTTGAAGTTTTTTTCAAGTTTCTTGGCGCCGGTCTTAGATTCCTTGACCATCGTTTGTTGGGCACGCATATACCTGCTGGGGTCTAAATCCAATTCTACAAAGATTTTCCCAACGCGATGTGTCGCCATTACTTAACTCCTATAATACGCTTAACTTCACCCATCTTTGATTCCAATGCTGGTCGCAAAAATGGCCTTGAATGTTCAACGATTGCGGCGTAGTATGCCAATGTTGTGCCTGCATACACTCGCACGTTTCTTTTCTTTGAAAAAGCCTTTCCGCTTTTTGTCCTCTTACGGACCCCTCCCCGTACAGTCTTCTTTAACTGGCCGCCATCTCTGGCTGTCCACGGTTGCCCTGCATACGGCCCTGACTGATACATAGGGCGTGATGTTGTTCCCCTTGGACACTTGCTCCGTGCCGCACTCGCCACCACTTCAGAGGCTTCTACGAGGCGTTCAATGGCTATGTTCTCGAATGTCTTGTCAAACTTGTTAGGATTATAATTTTCCAGCCGCATAATTATTCACCCTCTTTCGATTCTGGTTTAAATTCATGAAAAGCTGCCCTGACTTTATGAAGGCACTTCCATTGATCGGTTATACCGCCAGGGTAGCGATCCATGGCCCCGAAGATGGCGAGGTTGTCTATATCAATGACCTGGCCCATACCAGCGGTTATCATTTGACCACGTGAGACATTGTAAATCGCCACCGCTTGACGGTTCTCTGGCATCAGGTCCACCCAACACGTCTCACAAGGAGGCTCTCCCGGAGGGTTGCGCTCTGCGTACATGGCCCGGCACTGATCACACTTGGTCGATACAGTGCCGTCGTCATACTCTATCCTGGATTGGGCTTGGTCGTCGCTGAACTCAATCCAGGAGATGAGTTTTTTGTTTCGGCCTTTTCTTCAACGGCACTTTGGCCCTGAAGAAGTTCAACACACCGGTTGATAAACATTGAAAAAATAGGCATCTGCATTGCTTCAACCTTATCTTTTTTCGTGTTTTTAATGACCTTCCCATCTATTTTGAAACCATCAACTTCCTGAATCATATAGTCGACAAGATCTTCTCTTTCGGCCTTACGCTCTGCCGGTGTCAACTCCTTCTCACTCACAACCTTTTCCATTTTCCTGGCTTTCTTGTTGAAATACATCTCGGATTCGGTTTTTCGATTTTCGGACCGTTCCTGGAAAAATGGGCTCGGGTTGCGAACTTTTACCCGTGGCCCACCTTCCAGGGGATCACCATAGGTGATGTCCATGGTGTCGAGGTCAAGCTTGGAATAGAAAAAATCAAACCAGACCCCATCCTTCCCGCTCCGTAAATCAATCATTCCCTTGTTATTTTTAGCCATAATAATCTCCCGAAATTAACAGATTTATGTGAAATACATGAAGGCACCTGATACCTGGCCCTCAAACGATGTCTTTGCCAATCCACTCCGGTCCGCTTCAACATTTCCAGCCTTGGTCATCAGGATGTGCCCCGATGTGCCGATGGTGAAATACGATGTTGAGTTAACCCAGAATCGAATCCCCGAGGTTAAGATGCTCGCGGCAAGTTTCACCCCATCCTGAACTGCGGTTCGCAGGGTGTTCTGTGCTTCGTCCGTCGGATCATAAAGACAGCTTCCGAGAGAAATGGTACCTCCATCCGAACTGTCAAACTCGAAGATGTCCACATCTACGCCGAACTCCCCGGCTTCCACCGTTCTCCTGGTCATGCCGGAAATAGTATATGTTCCGGCACCGAGGATTTTCGTGGTGGGTCCGAGAGTTACTTTCATAAACCTACCTGATTGAATTGTCGCTCTGTCTGCCATGATAATTACCTCCTGAAAGTTAAATGGTTTTTTTGGTTGAATCAGGGCAAAGAAAAAGGGAGGTACTGATGTACTGGCACCAGTATGCCTCCCTTGATTTCCTTCTTACGTTCCCCTTAGGCTGGCCTGCCCTCGGGGAAACCCTGATTGTCAATTACGCGAACTTCTTCTCCTCAATACCCAGCGCAATACTTGCTGCTTCTTTTTGCTGTGGGGTTTTCATGGCTCGGTATAATTTATTGGTTGCCGTGTTTATAACCATAGTCGAAAGATGCCCGGCGGGCACCGATGTATCAACATAAATTTTATAGCCTGCCGCTTTCAAGTCACAGCAGAAACCGAAATCCTCACCTATTGGCATGCCGTCTGCGCCATACGATGCTTTGTACCATGGCCTCGGCAACTTTCTAAAGACCTTCATATCGTACATAATGCAACCGCAGCCTGTGGCGTCCACCTCAACAAGGGCATCCTCTTCCCAGTCGTCAATGCTGGCATAGGCTTGTGTGTGTTCGTCTATATCAACCAGTTTTATCATTAAACTATCGAACGGCGGGTAACGACGGTGAACCAATGCCCCCACCACAGGCAATTTATGAGACAATAGCCTGGTGATGGTTTTGGGGTGATATACCTGGTCAATGTCACACATCAGTAGCTTTGTTGCGCCCATCAATTGGGCTTTTTCAACAAGACTGTTCCTAAGCTCATGGATGGGTCCGGTTGAATCTTCATACAAATAGATATAGTCCGGTTTCTCCATCTGAATGAACGAATGAAAGAAACTTGACGGCACCCACGGAAAAGAAAGTGGCACCCCTATTGCAAGCTTTATATTAGACACTAACATTGTTTATATCCCCCCTGTTGGAATTATCCAGTTACGTTCAACTCCTGCCTCTTTTTGCATTATCTCTTTAAAATGGTTACACGCGAATAAAACCACATCCGAAGGGTTATCCTCTTTGAACTCATCATAAGGCACAATCGGAATATGCACCCCTGGTGATAGCTTCCCCTGCTTCACCGGGGTTGTATCGTAAATACAATCAATAACCTCCGGCCCTATCTGACAGTAATTTAGAACCGTTGTGCTTTTGGCCGAGGCTGCATATCCGACCAGATGCTTTTTAAAATCAATCAATTCCTGCCTGAACCCTTTTGCCTGAATCTCAACCGCTCTCCCAAACCGTCTAAACACGTTAAAATTGTCAAGCCCTTCAGCCTTTATTGCATCTTCAACCTTTGTGCGTAATCCTGGCTTCCTGTGCCCCACGAAATACCGAATTGACCCGCCATGAGTCCATAAAAATTCAAAATCCATTATCTCAAGGTCAAATATGGCTAAAGTTTTTTGCATTGAAGCGATTGACGTATAAAAAATATGCTCATTGTAAAACTGGTCATATTCCAACTGGCTGATAATATTTCCGAGATAGGGTTCTTCATCTATCCATACGCCCTCCAGCGCCAGCATGTTTTTGAGTTGTGTCAAAACACCGCGCCTTTTTGGGATATGCGCGAAAGCATTACATGATACAAAGATATCAGTCTTGGGCCATGCCTCCGACACATCCCCAAAACCCTCAAACGGAAAAGGATAAACCCTGACCCCTTTGGACCTTGCCACTTCATTTACACTCTCAGATGGATCGAAACCAAGGTGGACATTGTTTTTAAAATGATCAAGAAATGTACCGTCATTGCTGCCTATCTCCATGATGCAACCATTCTTTGGCAGATATTTCTCTTTAATCAAATCCGCCAATTCCGCAAAATGCTTTTGCATCAAAGCCGATGACCCGGTAAAGAAAGAATAGTTCTCATTGAACACCTGAGAGCTGTCCGGGCACTCGCCAATCTGAACCGTGAAGCAATCCGGGCAAAAGTACACCTGGAGGTTATAGAACCACTCATCCTTAAAGTTCTCCGGGGTCAAGAAATTATTAGCTATCGGCTGGCGCCCCAGGTCTAAGAACATCTTACAGTTGCTTTCACATACCCGGCATTTCATCCCTTCACCCCCACAAACCCGCACTGCCAATCAACGACCTCTACAAAGTATGGATGGTCAACTGCCAACCGCTCAACCTTCTTAAATCCCGCCGTCTCCATTGCCATCTTTAAAAGCGCCGCGCTGTAAAAATACCGATGCAATGATTCTTGAACGTAAGAAAAAATATAGTAGTCATTAAAGTGCTTCAATTCTCCCGGCGTCGGATTGTCAAGATATCGTTTTGCCAATATATCGAAATCCGGTACCACAACCCTAATCTCCCCACCCGGCTTTAAGATATCCAGCCAATGCTTCAATGCCTCCTGCCCCTCATCCCAGGACAAATGTTCAAACATATGACCACAATATATTTCGTCTACAGTGTCGGGCAGGTATGGCAAATCCGTTGCATCTGTAACAAGATCCGCTTTCACATTTTCAAGTTGATCGATATTAACAAAGTCCTGCATCGAGTATGCACCGCACCCAAGATTTAAACGAACCCCACCCAGGCCTGATATTGCGGTTCTCCCATAACACAATTGTTTCTCCCAGAAACCATCACCCCATTTTTTTGTAAGATGCTCGTTGTTTTGATCAACAACTTGGGCGTAATCTGTTAGTCCAGCCTCTTGCATCTCCTTAAATGTCTGTGACATTTCGTGATGGACGTACACGTCACCGGCCACCCCGATCCGATAGCCTGCTTCCCGGGCCCTGAAACCGAAATCAAGATCCTCGCCACAGCAGGGCCAAAGGGATTCATCAAGGTATCCAATGTCGTCAAATATTTTCTTCTTGATAAACATAGATACGACTGCAAAACTTACTTCAAAATATATTCCCTCATTTTCCTCGGTGAATTCTTCCGCCGCTTCGTCTAACTCATCCCGCGTTTGATATGATCCGATGGTGACTTGCTGAACACCTCCCGCGTTGTTCGTCATCGGGGCTATGATATCAAACTTATCTAACCACCCCACAAGCCGTTCCGCCCACCCTGGAGTACAGATAATGTCGTTGTTGAACAGGCAAATCACATCCCCTTTGGCGGCCTTGATGCCCTGGTTGGCTGCAATTGGGAATCCTTTGTTTTCTTTATTGCGGATAACCCTGATATCAGTAATACTTGACAAGGGTGGTTGATATGGCGGGTCACTTCCATTGTCGATGCAAATGATTTCCATGTCCTCGGTGTTCTCTACTAACGCCTCTATGCAATCATGAGTCATTTCGTGCTGATTCCAGATCGGAATGATAATGCTGATCATTGGTTTCCCCCTTAATCCAACGAAGTTAGTATTTGATACTCCACATGCCAGGCCCATACCCTTTGGGTTCCCGTTGGAGTCGTGTGATCTTCGATAATGAAATTAGCATTCGACCTCCGCATCCAAATAAGGGTTGAGTCAGTTATTAAGAAGGATTTCTCATCGTATAAAGCGTTTAAGTCACTGTAACAGTTCTCAATCTCAGTCGTTCCCGATGCCGTGCTAAATAAACTAAATTGTACGATAACATCTTCAAAATCTTCTGAAAACGTGTGGTCGGGTACGTCCGTCACGACAAAGAATACGGCGTAAGGATAGGTAGCCCCTTCGGGTGCCTGTCCTTTGTAGAGACGGTTGGATATATGCTCACTTAATGCGCTGCCTGATAAACGGCCCCATATAGCTGTCGTCAAATTCTTCATTTTACCCGCCTTATCTCAACACGTCCGAATAATTGTTCTGAGGCAATCTCATCTCTTACTCTGTCTACGACAACACCATTTTTGCCTGTCTTATGCCGTAATAGATATCCACTGTCTTCATCAGCGGTAAAACAGTGATCAACCTTTACACCGTCAAGATATGGTTGGTAGCCCCACTGAGCTCTTTTGTGATAACCCTGATCATCTTTATGGACTGACATTCTCATATCAAGCCACTTCCTTTGCCATAATATCTAAAAATTCATTCTTTTCGTTCGGGTTAATCGGCGGTGCAACAATCGAAAAATATCTATTCCCGAATTTCAATCTCCACGAACTTTTTAAAACGCTCCTATATCGAACCCTAATGCGATGCGTTATTGACCCCATAGGTTGCATTGACTGGACCGTTTCATTCGCGCTGGTGGGCCATATGGCGGCCCAAACATCACTCGCAATAGTCACGTCCGTTTCATCTTTCCCCCCCATTCCATCGCTGACCTTGGTGGTTCCGATAATATCAATAAGTTTATTTAAGTCCCCAATCATCCTAAACCCCTCCCCCCTATGGTGGCTTGGAGAAACCGCCAGGGGGTAGCGGTGTTCAGGGCGGGAGAGA